TCGAAACTGGTATTTATCTTGAGCCTGTGCATCTGTATAATCCATAGCTACGGGGATAATTTGCGTGCCGTCGTCTCTGAAATTGTGTAAATGTACCGATGTAGTTGATTCATAATATACCTCTATACTTTGATACCTAGAACCAGAATCGTGACCAACACCATAACCAATCGGGCAACCGCCTAACGGAAACCCTTCGCCTTTCAATTTTACGGTGTCAATTGTATAGCCGCTTGGAATATTGAAAGTTAAATTGCCAGACCCATTGCTTCCGTTAACTTCAAGGTAACATTCAACCTCCATTTCTTCGCCAACCCTGCGCCACCTGCCTTCTTGCGTTGTCCAAGTGTTGACGTTAAGGTCTGGTGACGTTGGTGTAAAGTCCTCCCAACTCCCAACAACCGCACCGCTAGCAGCAACATCAGGAGTTACCTTCACATCGGAGATTACGATACCCTCGGTAGCTGTTAGATTATCTGTGAATTTAAAAACAAGAGATACCGCTGTTGTACTGGTAGTAAGAAAGCTTGCTTTGAAAACCTTATCCTGAGCTTTAATGTCAGTATTGTTTGGAGTAGCTATTGCCGTTGCTCTAGCTGATTGAGCCGCTAAGAAAACTTGAATGTCATCATCGGCATATGTGCCTTTAACTTTAACAGCAAACTCTAAGCCTAAAAGCTTTCCAGTGTCTACATCGTCTAGGTCAAAATCATAATAAACATATGAGGCTGTAGAATCAGTAGCCGATCCAAGTATCTCAATACCTGTACCAGTTGTTTGCTCTCTTGGAAGATCGCCGGGAGTCGTGTTTCTTCCGACAGATACGTTAGAATCAAAAGCTGTCCATCCTGTGATAGATGTCGCTGCACTAGGGTTAGTCACATAGTTCTTACCACCGCCACCTGCACCAGAACCAACCTGACTCCAAGTTGAGCCGTCGTTAGTAAACAGGCTATCAAGATCGGTATCATAAACAAGCAATCCGTCAACATCAGTCAACCCTGTACGCTGTGATGTTGTTACCTTTGGAGGTATGAAAGTTGAAGTATCAGTACCAGTGCCAAATTGAATATCCATTGTCGCGCCACTAAGCTGCGGGCTTGTGATCGTTGGAGCCGTTGCAAATACCACGTTACCGCCTGACCCTGTGCCAGTGATCGTGGCCTTGAAATTCGCATCCGTTGGCGTTGTTAAAAATGTAGCTACATTAGAGCCTAAATCAGAAATTCCAGCAGTAGGTAGTCCTGTACAATTTGTCAGTGTGCCGCTTGTTGGAGTGCCAAGTATAGGTGTGACTAGCGTTGGGCTGGTCGCAAATACTAGGGCTCCTGTGCCTGTTTCGTCGGTAACTGCTGTTATCAAGTTTGCGCTGCTTGGTGTTGCCAAAAAATCCGCTATACCTGCCGCTAGTCCTGAAACACCTGTGCTAATCGGCAGACCAGTACAATTTGTTAGTGTGCCGCTTGCAGGAGTACCCAATGCCGGAGCAACAAAAGTCTTATTGCTCATAGTCACGGCATGATCTTTAAACACAAACTCATCATTGTCAGTAAGTAGCGGAAGTGTGACCGTTCTATCTGCCGCAAGCTCGCTTACAGCAAATACATACTGGTGGTCGCTGCTGGTATCCTGTATCTGTGGAGCTGTCAAAACAACAGTGCCAAGCGTGGTTAAGTCATTTATGGTCAAGTCAAAGCCTGTGGCCCCATTAGTTAGTCCATTAACTAAATCTGAAAAATTTTGATTGACTTCTGTCGCCGATGCCGTCGTACCATTACTAAAAGTATATGTGATCGCTGGACTAGCCATTATTTTCTATCCTCTCTGTTTTGAAAAGGTTTTATCGGTGTTGTTACAGGTAATCTGCCCAAAGCCCTAGCTAGCCCTGATGATCGCGGTGCTGGTGGCATTAAGCCCTGTGGTCTTGCTGGCCCTAAAGGTGCTACAGGCACACTAGGTGGCCTCAACCCTGCTGGTGGTGTTGGAGGCCCAAGTTTCCGAGCCCTACTTCTCATCGCGCTTAATATTTCTTCGTTTAAAAATGTTGTTTTGATGCCGTCAAATAAGTTTGTGATAAACTCTCTGACATTAGTGTTTGAATGATTTAAAACCATGTTCCCGTGATTTCTTCCAAGCTCTAATATCTCAGCAACATCAGTTAGCTCTTGCTCGCTAAGCATTTTAGATAATCTTATTTGCTCAACCTTGTTAGCCAACTTGTTTGATGTTTGCATAAAGCTTACATTGCCGTCTGCATTTCTTTTAACTAGGTTTTCTAAGTACGTTGACTTTAATGCAGCAAAGTCATCAGCTGGCATAACTTCTTTTAATGCCTCTATTCTTTTAGAGTCTCCATTTGTAACCAGTGATTTAAAGATGTTTTCTGGTGCTTTTCTGCCATCTGTTAAGATATTCTCAATTGGCTCTCTTGCCTTTAAAAACTTAGATATTCTTGCATTAGTCTCTATAAGGTCATCAGCAACAGCTGGGTCAGCTGACCTCACTGAGTCAATGATTGCATCTTTTAAAACATCATAAATTTCTCTAAAAGCCTTTTCATCTGGGGCAATATCAACACCCCTGGCAAACTTTGAGACATAACCAGCATTCCCGATGCTGTGAAGCTTTAACACTAAATCATCGATGTTATCGCCTAAAGATAATATATTAAAAACATTATCAGCAACCTGCCTTGCTTGTGCTGCCTCTGCACCAACAGATGCAACCCTAGAGCGCCTTTCTGCAGATGATAGAATGCTCTCTAGCTTTGATACCATGTTATCACTGGCATCATCAGTAAGCCTTAAGCCTGGCACTGCATCAGTTAACTGCTTGTAGGTAACCGCAAAGTCACCAAATAGAGAGTTAAAAGTTTTTTGGACACCATCAAGAATAACATTACCAGCCTCAAGTGCATCTGGTGGCCTTGAAACTTTGCCTATCTTTATTATTCGATTTTCTAGGGCCTGCTCAGTGTTTTGCAAACTTTGGATAAATTTCTGGCTTAGCTCATTGTTGATATCAACCTCAGCCTGTGCCCTAGATAGTTTACCCAAAGATGACTCTGCACCAAACTCAACCTGGTCTGGTAGCGTTTTGGGGTCAATCCCATTTTTTAAAGCTGTTTTTTTCATGCGTTCAAAGTTAGCCGCCTGCTTCGGGTTAACATAACCAGATACAATATCAGCCACCTTTTTGGCGCTGTTTTCAGCAATCTTAACTGGTGGCGTTTTTCTTGCTATGTCTGCTGATACTTTTGCTGACTTTGCTGCAGTGCTTGCTGCTGCCTTTGTAGCGGTTTTACCAGCCTTTGCTATGCCTGCTGATGTTTTTGATACAACTTTACCAGCTGCAGAAAATGGTATTAAGTTTGTTGGGTCTGCAAGTATTTCAAGAGTAAGCCCAGCAGCGCCTGCTGGTGAGAAAGTGAAATCTGTGAATGGCACCCTAAGGCTTTCCTCTTCACTAGCGCCCATTCTTGTGGCCAATTCTTTTCCAGTTGGGGCCGTTCTGGGATCCTCACCAAACTGCTCGCCAAACTTTTCAATAGCACCAACTACAGAACCGCCACCAAATGCAGGTGGTGCAGTGACACCTGTACCAAGAAACTCAGAACCCATAGGCACACCCTCGACTTGCTTAGGTGCTGGCATCCTAGGCCTACTAGGTATTAACTCACCAATAGCAGCGCGTGTTGGCGCTCCCGTATATTTATCAACAAACTCACCAGCAGCTATCACGCCGCCTAGTACTTGTTGACCAATGCTAGGCTCTGGTTGCTCGTGAACACCAGCAGCCCGCTGCATTAGCTCTTCATTGCTCATAGCAGAAAGATCGGCTTTAGGCTTAGGTGCAGAAGCAGCTTTTGCCCTTTGCATTAGTTCCTCGTCTGACATTTTAGATAAATCAGCCATTACTTCTCCGCTGTGTTAGGGACTAAGCCACGCCTTCTTAGCTCTGCCTGATAGTCATCATTTGAAAACCCTAGCTCATCTCTGGCAATTGCCCTTGCATCATCTCTGGCAATCTCTTTAAAAAGATTATCAGAGCTGCTTATAGACTTAGCCCGCTCCCTATATGCGCTTAGTACCTCTGGGTCTATGCCTGCCTCTCTGTTTTCTATATTAGCTCTAAGCCCTGATCTAACATTTCTTAAACCTTGCCTTATGTCTAAATCACTACCCATCTGGCCCTTTAATTCATCTACAAGCCTTTGGGCCTCTTGAGGTGTAACCGCGCCACCTGACCTAGTTTTTAATATAACGTTAAATAGGTTTGCTAATTTTTTTCTTATGTTCCTGCCTTTATTTGAAACCATTAAATCAGGGAGTTTCGCCGTAGCGCCCACGCCGTCAATATCATCATCACCATCAATATCTAGCAGGTCATCTAACTCTCTTAGAGCTGCGTACATCTCTGGAACACCGTCTTTTTTAAAGTTATTGGTAAGCTTCTCTATAGCAGTGTTTTTTAGCTTACGTCTTTTTTCTTCATTTTGTGATTTCTTCATTTCTAAGTTGATAAGCTTCATTTCATTATTGAACTGTCTTTGCTCTGCTAGTGCTTCACTTCTCTGCCTTGACTCAATCTGGGATCTAGGGACCATAGTCCTAGCTAATCCTGTTTCTGGGTCTGTGATAGTAATGCCACCAGCTAGCCCTTTAGGTGATTCAACCAAGCCCTCTTGCTGGGCTTCCATTGGGGATAACTTACCAGCAGCAAAACGCTCTTCTTTAGCTAGTTTTCTCTCTACTGCAGATTTTGCTAGCCCTGCTGATTCAACATCTAGCTCGTGCTTTTCCTGCGCCCTAGCGTCAAGAGTCGCTTGTCTGTCTTGCTGGGCCTTAAGCCTCTCTGCAGCTCCAAGCTGGTCTTTGATATTAAGAACACCACCAACAACCTGAAGGCCTTTAAGAACTGTATCTAAATCTGATTCTCTTCTAGGTCTTTGAACTGCTACTACCATTAGGCTAATCCTCTCTGTCTTCTCAATGCTGCAGAGCCAGCCTGTAGAGCTGGTGCAAACTGTTTCTGCTGGTCTGGTGGTAAGTTAGTTACTGCTGCCTGTGCTTGCTCTACTGCCTGCATAGGGTCTGCTGGTTCTGGAAGGGCTGCAGCCTGTGGGCCTAATCGCCTCTCTGCTGCTGCTATACCTTGTGGGCCGCCTTGCTGCTGCTGATCTAAAGAGCTAGCTCCCTGTGCAACACTGATAGCACCTGTGGGGTCACCACCCATTAACCTAGCGCCACCCTGAGCAATATTGACTACCGCACCTAGTTCGCCTAGTTCATTCTTTTTCTTTGGTTGTGAAACTTGAACAGCCATTTTAAAAACCCCTATCTATAGCGCCACCAATTTGGCCACCGATTGCAGCACCCGCTGTAGCGCCTGCATATGTTCCTACTGGGCCAAACAATGAGCCAAGCGTACCGCCAACTACAGCACCACCTGTGGCACCTATAGTACCAGCAGTGCCGCCGCCGCCTGTAATGCCATTCCAAAGGTTAGAACCCATTTGGCCAATAGAACCAAATAAGCCTTTTTTATTAGCCTCTGCTCTTGCTAGGCCCATGTTGAATCTAGTTACTTCCTCGTCTAGATCAAACTCGGCTTGTCTTTGCTGCATCTGCTGCTGGAATTGATCTATACCTACAGCCATACGTTCTTTGAACTGCTCTGACTGCATTTTCATAACAACATCCTGCTGGAAGGCTCTGCCACGTTCTGCTTGGTCTGAGCTAAACTGTCTCGCACGCTCTGCAGAAATTCCTGAAGCTTCAAGGTTGGTAGAAAGTTCTTGCGCCCTAGCCTGCGATGCTTCTCTAAACTGCTCAAACTGCCTAAGCGCCTGCTGTTCTGCCTCTGAAGCTGCTAGCTCTTGCTGGCTTTGCCCTAGTTTTAATCCGGTCATTTGCTGGCCTGATTGTCCTGCAATCTCTTTCTCAGCTACTTGAGCCAATCTTTCAGCTGTACCAGTGCCCCTGATACCTGCTGACTGCATACGCCTCTGTAAAGCACTTAGCGCCTGAGTTTTTTGTGCTGCTTGCTGCCCTAGCATGGCTGTTTGCTGTTTGGCAAAGATATCAGCTCTCCTGGCTGCAGCTGCTGCTCTTTGCTCATCGCCTAAGCCAAATTGCTCTCTTGATATGCCAGCTGCCTGGCCTGTCAATTTCTCGCCTATTGCCGCCGCATCTGTGCCTGCTTTAGTTATAGCAGCCTCACCAGCTGCCTTTTTTGCTGCTGCTGCTGCTGCCTCTTTCTCAGCAGTTTGCCTTTGTATATCCTCTCTAGCTCTTAGAGTTTTTTTCTCTGCTTGCTCTTTTATACGCCTGGCTGCAGCGTTTGCTTTTCCTTGTATTTTTTTGATATTCATTACCGGAGTCCCTTATTATTATAAACAAAGTTAAAGCCATAAATTTTAAAATGATAGTTAGCTGTATTTTGATTATCAAACTTAAACTGTATCCGCTTACCATAGCTAGGGGCAATGTACTGCCTTTGCTCTCTCGAGCCCGAACCAGGTGACCATTGAAACTCATTCCAGTTAACCTCACCCCAAGTGGCTGCACCAGTCAAAGCTATGACATTAGTAGTGCCCTCAGTCTGGCCGTCAACTATGTAGCTAAAATTCATGTCCTGGTCTGTTGAACTAACGTCATGCAGTATCAGAGCATAGCGAAAATCCTTGTGTGAGTTTTCATCTCTCTTAAGGCCAGAAAAGCGCTTGGTGTAGTAGTAGCTATTAATTGCAGTAGCACCATCGTCAATATAAGTGTTTTCAACATTAAGCTCTCTGATGTTTCCATCTGCTAAAATACTGCCGCCATATAGCTGTGTACGGTCAAGGCTGCTGTGCCTGTACTCAGTAAAACAACTAAACTTGCAATTATCCCACACTGACCAGCTAGCCTCTTGTTTTCTGTCTAGTCTGCCAAGTGAGAAGTCAAAAAGAAATATCCGGTTATTTTCTGTGGCTAGTGTAATTGATTGATTATCGTTAATAACATCAATAGGTATTGAAATGTAAGCCTTTCGCTCAAATACATGGCTACAAATATCAGCAACCAAGTCCTCATTTACTAAGTCCATTGAGGCCTCGACTCGCGTACTCTGCAAGTCCGAGCCTAGTGCGGTGTTTGTTAGTAGCGATGCAGATGGTGATACTGTTTGGCCCTCTAGAGCCGCAAAGCCCACAAAGCGCCCCGCCTGTACTGCTGGGTACATTACTTTGTTGTTGTATCTAAAAGAACCAAATTTGCTCAGCGTACCATAAGGCGAACGCACTCTAAGTACCCGCCAATCAGAGTCAGAAGTGCTACCCATATAGACAAGCCACGGGTTACGTCTACATAAGACAACAAGGCTGTTATCGTAAATATCAAGAGCAACAGGGGTGTCATTACTCGTATCGCCCACACGAATAAAGTTAGTAGCTTTAAAAACATAAGGGTTACCTATTTCGCTGTACTTAACCAGTTTATCCTCTGGGTCAATAACAAACAATCTACCCTGGTGGTATATACTCACGCTGTAATTTGGCGGCTCACCCTGGTCTGTTGGTGCCTCAGTTATGGACAAAGAAGAGTCTGGAACAGCATCATCAAATGTTGTGGTTGAGTTATCATTTATTGTTGTTAGTAGTAGATAAGTAGAGCCACCATCAGCTGTCCTGTAAATCTTTCGAGCCTCAACACCATAGCTGGCCGGTGCTGTTGGTATGTTTGATAAGGTGACATTTTCTGCAACAGGCGAAAAGCTTACAGCTGTAGATACATCACCCTCAACTAATGCACTGTTAACCCAGGTGACCTTATAACTGTAATCACCTGATAGAGCTGTGCCTGCTGTGGTTGCTGCAGAGCCTGCAGTCATTGAGTCTGGTGCTACAGGTATGCCATGCCTGGTAAGTGTCGAGTTATCATCAAGCAATTTATATGGTGTGGCACCACTTTGCCCAATAAAAAGATAACCCTCATACTCTGCTGCAGTACATCTTGTGCCTGTAACGAAGCTATCAGGCTGCTGAGATACAGCTGTTGCATCCTCACCAGCATAAATGTTGCCACCCCAAACAGATACAATAGCATCAGAGTTGTTGCTATCTTGCCTGGTAAAAAGCCCATCACAAACATTTGAGCCAACAGTATCAGTTACCCAGCTATTCATTGTAGCAATGCCCAACCTGGTTGATACCGCACCATCATCAAAAACAACATTAAGGCAGTCAGGGCTCTCATTGTCTGGGATCAGGTTAACGTCAAATTTGTTGTTTAACCCACCATCAAAGAAAACCCTGTTGTTATTCGGGTATATGATATTGTTATTAGCTGCCATTATGCTATCAGCCCTGCATAGCCGTCATTAACACCAAACTCTTTTACAACCGTAAAGGCGTCACTGGTCTTTTCTTTGCGTCTATTGCGTTTGATTTTGTTGACGTTTTCTTCCCATCTATTTCTGTGATATGTGGCCATCTGGGTATTTTGATCTTTGGCGTACATTATAGACAAGCAGAAATCGATAATATCAGTGTGATACCTTGAAGGCACACTCATTGTAGTGCTTGCTGTTGTCACCTCTGCAGGTTGATTGTAGTGAAAAATCTTTACAGTTTTAACAGCGTCAGGTGTTGGGTACAGGTAGATAGTGTCATTCCAGGTGGTGTACTCGCCTGGGGTGCCAGTTACCTCTGTTGTGCTTGTTTTTGGGTCTGAATCAAGTGAGCCAGTAGCTAGCTTTTTGCCGTCATACTCAACCCGCTTAATACCTATGCAGTTAGTAGGGTAAGCAATAGTTTGAGTAGATGCTACAGAAACGGTAGTAGTAACCGCCTCAACAACAAAGGCCTCAAGTGCTAGCTCAAGCTCAGCTTGATAGATAGCGTTTCTAATTTCAGCGCTAGTAAAATGTGGGTCACCACTAGCATTATATCGTGCTCTTACTTGTGTTTCTATTTCAGCAGGTGTCAATTAGGCCTCCTGTGAAAGCTCCTTTCTAAGTTCACTGTCAGCTACGCTTTGCAGGTGGTTGGCTCTTATGTGAGATTTCAAGCCTGCAGCGCTCTTGGCAACAAAGCCACATTTCTGGCAGTCAAAGTCATCAGGTGCTTGTGTTTCTTCTATTTTATCATCATTTATAGGCTCAACCCTAATCATCTTTTTATGGGCCGGATCTGGTACGCCACCTTTTAAAAATACTGGTGACTTAAATTGGCTCTTAAATTCAACAGCCTCGTGTCTATTCATTGTAACATAACCATGGGCTGGTATCTTAATCTCTTGACCCTTGAAAGTTTCAATGTGCTCAAGGCTGTTATCGTTCCATACTTTTACTAATGTGTTAGCCATAACTTTATCCTTTACTAAAATAATACATAATTAAAACTATTTAACTCTTCTGGTCTGTCTTGCTCTTTGCCTAGCCTTAAATCACCATTCCAGTCGGGGTGCATTGCCTGCCTGTAAATCCTATCAGACATATTAAGCATCTCAAGCGCATCGGATAAATCCATTATCTTATAAGCTGCAAGGTTGCCCTCAGCATAAGCGCCCATGGTGCCACCCTCTGAGGCATTTATGTAGATGCCAGGCACATTGATCGCTACCCAGTCAAACCAATCTTTGAAATTTTTGTAAGATTGCCAAGTATCAACACGATTACCAAACACATCAACAGCTTTTATGCAGTAGCCCTTACTGGTATCGTAAGTGTCATCATCCCAGCTGTGGAATTTGTCATCATAGCCGAAACAGAAATCAGCCCCGATAAAAACAGCTGTGCTAACACCAAGAAAAGCCTTAGCCAAATACAGAGCAGCACCCAAAACATTGCCGCCTGTGCTAAAAAAAGTGTGATAATGCTCTATCTCATCAACCTTAGCCATGTAGTCTTGAGAAGGGATGGGGCAATTGAAGAAATATATCTCTCCACGCCATTTTTTTATTAAATCTGGGTCACTGCCAATAAAGGCAACCAGCTTTCTTTTTTCAGTGCGTTGCCAATAATCCTCTTCACTCATTTTCCCGCTTTTTGTAACCTCTGAGACAACTATTGGGCCAGCGTCAAGAGATACGTAATAATCTGCATTTATTTCTAAATCTTCGAAGTAGTGAAAATTATGCAAGCAAGAAATTAAGGGCACCCCACCCCTATCTCTCAATTTTTCTGCATTGTATTTAAGAGAGGGCCCGCTCCCAGCAAGGATTGCTGGGCGATGTCTTAACCTACCATAAAGGTTTTGCAAGCCATTTGCTGAAAACGAGCCCATTTGCTCTTTATTAGCGCGAATATTGTTAAGCCAAATATCTTGCCAGTGATTAATGGTTGTAGAGTCATTCTTGGTAGAATTTTCCCTAAGCTTAACACTAGCCACCGGTGGTGCGAGTATATAAGGCTGGTAATTACAAATTATTTCGCGCCTTTTCACAGAGCCCCCTTAAAATTTCAAATAAGCCTGACCAGATGCACCAGAGACAATAGCCTCCATTGCTTTTCCAACTGGGCCAAAGCCTGCACCAGTAGTGTTAGACTGAGGTGCAAATGTACCATCTGCAGATACCTCAACCAAACCACCAGCAGCTACTGTACCAGAAGTGGCAGTCATTTCGATTGCAGAAAAGCCTTTAGTCATCAACCAGCCATATGCACCAGTTGTGATTGTGGCATGTTTGCAAACACCAACAGCGATGTCAGAGCTTGATGTAGATGATACGGTTACGCTGTAACCTGTAACACCAGAAAGCACAGCACAGTGACCTGGGTCAATCTGTGCATCAGCACCTGTGTTGTAAACAAAGATGTACTCTTCATCACCCTCTTTGATGCAAGTACCAACCTCTGGGTCATTTGCCCCCAAAGATGCAGTTACCTGAGAAACGCCAGCAAAACGTACTGGACTTGCGCTATATGCAGTCATACTAAAACCTCCTTATTATGTAGTAATTGCGCTCATTTTACCATGTAGTCTGTTGTTAGATGACCCTAGTGCACCCATCCAAAGAACTCGAGCAACCTTAACCTGTTGGTTAATTGGCTTCTGGAATGGCTCCATAGAGAAGTTGCGCTTAGGATGATAGAACAAGTGCAAATGATCCAAGTTAAGCATAAACAAATGTTGTGCAGGACAATGAGAATCAGAAACAATAGGCTGGCCATTGAACATTAGAGACTCAAAGCCACCCTTAGCAATGCTCTCATCAACAAAACGTTGAACAGGTGTTAAGAGGTCATAGTAAGTGTTGTAAACAGCGCGGCTAGCCACGATAAAGTTAGGATGTTCTGAATCAACAGTACAGTCTTGAAAGAGCTCATTCATCTTAGAAAGGCTGTTAGTAGATGTAGAACTATCTACCTGGCCTTGCCACCAAGAGTAACTTGCCTGGTCAATGCCACCAACAGTTTGGTCTACAGCTACGATGTCACGCAAGCCAACAATAGAGTCAGCAGTTGTGCCATCAGAAAACAAACCTGTACCAAGGCTGTCTGCCAAAGTTTTCTCTGCAATTTGCATCTTGCTTTTCAAAAGGTTTAATTGAGCAGCGTCACCGCTGTTTTTGAGCTCATCCTCTTCTGAAATAGTTACGCCTGCATAAAGTGACTTCCAGTCGTATGCTGCAGATGTAATGTTTTCATTATCAGTAGTGCTCAAAGTATCAGCGCCGCTGTACCAGCCAGAGGCTGTGCTCTGTGCATAGTTTAGCGGGATATAGATTTGAGTACCGCCCGATGTTGATTTGTAAGAGCCACTTTTCTTGATTCTCATCAATAGTGGGTTAGAGTCAAAGATTGAGTCATGAAGTTTCTTGACCCAGAATTTTTCCGTGATCGCATTTAATTGATCAACGCTTAAAGCCATTTCAGCCCCCTTGTTGTCTTAATTGGTTTAAAAATTGTGATTGTGCAGCTTCAAGTTGGTCGTGAGTCATTTTGCTGTAATCAATTGGCGCTGGTGGTGTCTTAGCTTGCCCAGAAGTCTCAGAAACAATGCCGTTTCTTCGTTTCATCTGCTCTTGCTTCACTAAGTCCGCTTTGCTTGCCTCAATCCTACGTGCCATGATGTTATCGTAATCCATTACTTTATACGCTTTGTTAAAGTCTGATATTCCATTATCAACCATGAATTGAAACACCTTGTTTTCAAGAGATACGCCTGTATTTGGGTCTGTGGCACTGAAGTCAACATCGGAAAATTCTTGCCTTGTTGCCTGTACCTGAGACTCTAATGCTGCATCCTCTTGAGAAATTCGCTCATTTTCCATCCTCTCACGCTGCTGTTGAATCGTTTCTTGAAAAGGTGCAAGTTTCTGGTCAATTAATGAGGTTATTTGAGCAGGGTCAAAGCCTCCAGTTTGATCAGGTGAACCGACCGGCAAGCTGCGATTCTGATACGCATTATTCCAGTAGTCAAACCACTCAGGATTGTCACGCGCGTATTGGTCTATCTCTCGGTACTTATCAGCCATCGCTTGCGATTCAGAAAGTTGACGCTGCCAATCTTTCTCTTGAGTCTTAAGCTCACTCATGCGCTGACTGTAATGATAACCTTGAGAAGCCCTTTTTAGAATGTCAGAAAGTGACTCTTCAACCTCTTTACCGCTAGCGGTGTACTTGAGCTTGTGAGCATATAGGTCATCTAGTGATTTAAAATTAAACCCTGCAGCCTCTTCTGGTTGTTGCTCTTCTGGTTGTTGCTCAACCTGGTCAACACCCTCAGCCTGGGGCTCAACATTTTCCTCTAAACTCGCTAAAATTTCTTCATTCGTTGGTTCTGTATCCATAACTACCCCTTAACTAAAATTAATTAACTAATATTTATAAAGTGCCCATGCCTTTGGGTCTTATTGCTGGCTGCTGTGCAAGCGCTGCCTCTGGTGCCACTGGCATTTGTGGCTCTGCTGCCGCCTCATCATCACCACCACCACCAACCATTAACTGCATCGATTGCATAAAAGAATCTGTTGCAGCATCTAGTAAGCCCTTGGCCTCTTCTGGCGCGTCTGGTGTAGCCTCCATTAAACCCCTAAGCATTTCTAGCCCTTGCTGTACGCCACCAACTAGCTCGCGCAATTGATCAGCTCCACTTGCGCCCTCTGGCATTTCTGTACCTGGCATGTTGCCCTCTGCCATACCCGGCGCTACATCTGCAGGCGCTTGATTACCTGGCCCCATTCTACTAACCTCCCTCTAAAGCTGCCTGCTCTGCAAGCTCAGCCTCGCGTTGTTTCATTCTCTCTAATATTTCTTCCCTATTTGGAAAATCCAAAATTCTTAACAACTCTTCTGCATCAATAACCTGCCTATCAAACAAGTTTAGAGCTTTCTGCTCTTTGTCTGCAGTGGTAAATGGCAAGCTTGAACCTGTGTTAACTCTTGCGTCAAAACTTGATGATGCTAGCTTTATTCTAACAGGTGTTTGCTCTAATACAACATCATTGCCATCAATCTCACCATCAGCAAACCTTTGGATAATAGCCGTTTTCTCTTGCGTCATTCCAGTAGGCCCAGGTCTATCATCTCTTTCAATACTGAATCGGAAAAACTCTGTAGATCCCTCATCATTTGTGACTCTGAAAATTCTTGGCTTGTTGTAGTATTCAAGGACAACTTCTGAATATTGGCGTCCAATGTCTCGTATAAATGAGTCCAAATTTCGCTGCTTCTGTCTAATTCGTGTTCGAGCCGCCTCTTGCAGCTGCTCAATAGCACTACTTGCAGTGACCGATCCAGGTGTTTCGCCTCGCGTAATGTCTTGTGTGCCTGATACATTGTTAAACCAACTTTCGAGCCTATCAATAAGTGATAGCGCCGAACCTGATAGTTGTACACCCGATTCCCTACGTACTTCACTACCTGGTTCTTTTTCGACAACCAAACCCGTCCTATTAACAAGGTGCTGCGGGTCAACACCGCTTGCAGTATCGACAATCCAAACCGGGTTACCCATAAGGTTGAGCACTTCAAGAGAGGCATTAAGTAGTTTATTAAAAACCCTTTGAGGTGACTCAAGCTGCTCAACTTCTGAAACACCATAAAACTCTCTTGGTAAAAGGTAATTGTTGTATTTTGCAAATGGAAACTTGCCGTTTTCAAATGGCAGCTCTTTCTCTTCAAGCTTCAAGCCATTAGCAACCTTTATAACCCTGCCGAAAGGGTATATTTTCTTGGTGACAACCTTAACATCACCTGCCTCATCTATTTTTTCCTCATCTTGTGTTTCTTGAGGCTTTAAATAAGCAGTTATAAGCATGGTCTTGTCTTCTGCCTTGCTCTCGCCATCCATAAAAGTCATGTCTGGCATATCTCTGTCAGTATTTGACATTTTAAGCTTAAATCGTTCAAAGAAGTTTTTGAGCTAGCAATGTTATCTTTGATATCTGCTTTTATCTTGTCTGCTAAGTGTGGGTACTTCTGTTTTAGGCGCTTTGTTTCAACAGGCTTAGCGATTATTATACCAAATGAGTCCGGGCCGTTTATTTCTTTCGCCTCTGGGTCTGGGTACAAATAAAATGGGTCAACAGATTCAAAAGTAGCACTACCAACACCGTAGTCATCATCAGGGTCATAACCAATCTTAGCGAATCCTGTGCCATATAAATACCCATCTAAAATTACTTCTGATAAAACCTTGAGCCAGTCTTTTCTCTCCCAATCAGACTCACTCACCTGGTTTAAAACCTCTGCTAATAGCTTATCTGAGGGCTCTTCTGGGATATAAGAAATTTTGGGCCTAACATCTGTCTGCAGTGGCATATTGGACTGCACAGTTTGCCAGATAAGGTTGATAACCTCTTGCTGCCTAAATCTGGGCATCTTTATGTTATGCCATTGGTCACCACGCCACATTTTATAGTAGTGCATCCAATTACTATCGTATTTTGCACGATGTTTTTTGTACTTTTTAAATAAGTCCAAAACCATTTTAACATCTTGCGCATCCTCCTCACTAATCGATGGGTCAATACCATCATCACCAAGTGAAATATCGCTCACGATTTAACCTCGCCTAAATTTAAATTAAAACTATCCCATTTAGCTTTTTCTTTTTCTTCCCGCTGCTTAGCAAAATGCTTATGGATTTTTTCAGGTGGCTCAGTGCCAACCTCTGCCCAATTTCTAGCCCTCGCCTCTTTCTTGGCCTGCTGTGGTGTAAGAGCTTTGCCAAAGGCTGGGTTATATGTCTTATTATTCCAATCTGCAGCAGCAGTAGAGTCAACAGCCTGAAATCTTGAGATAGTCCTATTACTTATTGTATCACATGATGGACAATTTTCAGGCTGGTCTATATCCTTAACAGATTTTATGACCTCAAAATTATTGTCACACTTAGGGCAAATATAAGGGTAAATCATTTTCACCAATCATAGTCTGTTGTTGTATTAAGTTCTTTAAGCAATCTATCACGATAATCATAAGGATTTACAGTTTTTTTTGTGCCACCGATAACAGGTTTTCTCTTATTCGATACATCTGATTTGTGAAGGCCATAAATTACGTACCTTATACTATCCATTGAATGGTCATACTGCTTAACCGGCAGCTGGTCTTTTACATCAGCATCAGGCTTAACATCCTCAACATTGGGATAATGATACATAGTAACCTCATCAAGAAAGTTGGGGGCTTTACCCTCAAAAACCTTGAATTTTCCAGAGGCCATTTTCTCATAAACAGCATCAATGCCAGGCCTAATGTTGTTGTCTGCAGGTATCGCAGTCAAACCAGCCTTATTAAACTCAAAAATATTAGCAGGGCTTGATGGGTCACAATAAAAGCGCTCAATATCATAAATTGACTTCAACCTTGCAGCCTGCTCGACAATCTCGCCAATAGTTTTCTGAGCCTTGTACCACTCATGCACCAAAAATATGCCCTCATCAGTGATAGCCATAACCTCAATAACAGCTGGGTTAGTAAAGCCCCAGTCAACACCAGCAACAATCTTAAACTTGCCACGCAAAGGGAAAGGCTTAACAACATGCGTTTCTTCATCAAAACAGCTGTATACCAAGCCCTCAAGCTTGTGAAACTCACCACCATAAACCATATTAAAGCGCCTTGAGTCCATCGTGCGCTTCTTACGTTCAAATTCTTCCTTAGGGAAGTAAGGGTTTTCGCTACTTTTAGCCTGTACCAGCTCAACTTCGTTACTGATCTCCAAACCCCTATGGCATGGCCTAATGTAATCAGTATAAATCCAGTTCATGGAATAAGGGGAAGTAGTATAGATTATCTGAGCCTGAGAAAAGGAAGCTCTGGCCTGAAGGTTTTCATGGAAGTACAGAGAATACAGCCCAGACTCGTCACCCCAGATAGCCTTAACCCTAGTGATGCCTACCACGCTATCGGGATCGGTAGCAGTACGAAAATAACAAGTGCCACCGTTATGCATCTTAAACATTGCATCGACTTTATGGAATGTTCCATAGCCTTCCATGACTTTTAAAAATGCTGGGAGTGTTGCTTGCTGCAGGATTTTATAGGTTGGTGCGGTAATTATGAAGTTATCCATAGGGTCTGTATGCCTATGCATATTCATTTTCATGAAAATAGCGCCAGCCATGGTTTTACCGAACTGGATACCACAAGCTAGAATAATGATTTTCTTATCACTATGTATGCACTTGTTCTGCTTCAGACTGTGCGGTTTGAAAATCTGAGTATCCAATGCTATCCCATGCTTTAATGTGTTTTTTTGCTACTTTTCCAATAACCTTATCAGCATCTAAAGCTGTAATGTAGTTCTGTGCATCCCTAGTGCCCCGGTATACACCAACATTATCCCAGGTAAGCTTGCAGCCTGTGCCAATATCCTTTTTAGCAACAAGCCTCACATTGTACTTGGTGCGCATGTCAACCTCTTCGACACTCAATAAAGGATGGTACTTGTCATCGCCTCTTACATGCTTACAAAACCTGGTAAATTGAAAAAACCCGAGAGCATGTCCTGCATCGGGCTTATCGTTTAAATCCAAAAAGTTAACGTGTTTCTCAACATACCTGCAGTGTGGATACTCAGGGTAAACCTCAAGGCTGTGGTCGCTGATGCCGTCAAAGTAAAAATCTTTCATCTTTTTGTAATTATTCACATGCGATGGGTAAGCGCTCTCGCAATACATAAACGAAGCATCGGCAAAATAATCAAAAACCCTCTGTACTTCATGCAGCTCATGGCCACCAGTAGATATCAGCGTTTTCTTGCCGCTAGCCTTGGCGATGTCTAACAGCCTTTTATCCATCATGTTGGATGATGCTATTTTGATGAAATCAAGCAGCCCCAGGTGTTTCAAGAGCTTTTCAGGTGAGAAGAAAGTGCAAGAGAAATCAATGCCAATTTGCTTGCTGTAGCGGTGCAGGTCAATAAGCCAACTTTCTGGGGTAACCTCACCATCACCATGACCGTACATCTCTCTTAGAGTAAAGTGCTGAAACTTTACAGCATCAGCCCCAGCCTTTTTTGCTAGCTCAACCTGTAGCAAGCAATCCTCAACACTATTAAAATTACTACCTATCTCAGCTATTATGTACATAAAACCCCTAGAATGGATATGTTGTGCCAGCTCCACTATTATACAGCAATGAGACTTCAGTATTATCAAGCTTTCTGTTCCAACAGCCTACTAGATCAATGTTTCCATTCATGGCATTCGAGTTAGTGCCAAGCGTCCCCCAAATAACAAAGTAATTTGCAACAACCGCAAGTGAGCTGCTATGAGTCGTGGCGTCTAAGCTGTTATTGACATAAACCCGGATCTCTCCTGCTGTATCGTCATAAACAAAAACCAAATGATTCCAGTTTGTCGCGGTTATGCTGCCATGTGTTGTTGTCGTTGTAATGCCTGTGCCGTTGCTTGATGAATCAACCCGGATGTTGTCGCTAGCATCTTTCGAGAAGAACCACGATTTTGAACCATTGCCGCCCCAATGCGATACATATGTTTCGAATGTTCCACCTGCGTCGAATTTAACCCACAAGGATATAGTAAAATCACCGTCGCCGTCAAAACCAAGTCCAGTTGATAGCGCACCATAAATTGATTCCGCTGTTCCAGTGCTGTTCAAGTTTAGTGCCGAACCGATCAACCCGGTATCATTATCAGGCGTTCCGTTTTGACTGGTTAAATCCCAGTTACCAAGCGCATCAACTCTTGTTCCGCTATCCTCTTCTAAGTCATACCAAGCATACAAATCAGTCAACAATGGTGATGCTACAGGTATAGAACTAGATCCACCACCAGTTGAAAGTATTGGCTCTTTGTCGAACTCAACATAATAACCTAATACAGTCGCATAAACCGTTGCATCGGTTGTTCGAATGCTTAACCATTCGCCCTCGGTAACAATAACGTTGAGGCCGGTTATAACCCTGCTAGTGTTTTTCAACATTTCAAAGGTTAATATTTCCTTTGTTTCAACGATTGAATCTTCGGCATCTGTTTCATAAAGAACAATCGTTCCCGCTGTACTAGCTGAAACATCCTTGCCAGCATCTAGCAAAATGCCAGTTATGACAAAGCGGAAACGAATCAACGGCGTCGCAATCACATACGCAGTATTTACGCTATCCATTGTCACTGCATACGGTTCTGAATACTCTAACGGGCCTGAAACAAGTTGCCCTGTTTCATTGACCTTTGCAGCATAACCGTTGCCTTGTCCGTCTACCAGTTGAACCTTAATCATAAATACCTACTCTGTAGCATAATAGCCTTCGATTGCCACACAAACATCAGCCGCCGTATCTACTTCAAATGTAATAGCAATTGAATTGTTTTTACCTAGTACAAGCGCGTCATCCAAGTTCATAGTCGAATGACCGACATGATTAATATGGTTAGCAATATGAGTGCCGCCTGTTACCGTCAGTGCGTTAGCGCCATAGTATTGAGTGCTTTCACTGGTATTCGAGCTTGTCAGGTTTAGGTTAGTTGATTCAGCTGCGTTAGCTGTACTAATCAATGTCCCGCCTGTTGGATCTTTATAAATGAGAACTTTTTGGATCTGAGTGCCGCATGTTCTAATACTGTTGATAAACAAGTATTTCGTTGAGCTAGTATTTTTAAGATAAAAGACACCTGTCTCAGTTCCAGTGCTTGTTATAGAAATAAATCCGCCTGTGGAAAATATATATACTTGTTTTTCATTTATCGAGTTTTCATGCAACGCACTTGAAACAGCCGCCGCCGTCTTTAAGCGCTTAGTGGTATCTACCGCCGCAAAGCGACCCGATCCTGTTCCGTCTTCTATCTTCATTTTATCCCCTAGTCTGTAGTGTCGTCTTTTTCAAATCCAATGATTGCTGCGTACCAATTAGCTGAGCCTGAAGACACATTAGCAGTTAGCTTAAGACCAACGCTAGAGCCTTTAGGCAGTACAAAGTTTATACTGTAGAATGATCTCCCACCGGGACTAGCCTGCAATATGGCAATGTCATTTCCACCTGTCAAAGTTCCGCCGACCTTGCCCTTATAAGCCAACCCGCTCGTAGAATTAGATGACCCAAAATTTCTGTTTTGGTTCATTGATACTGCTGTGGCATCTGAGATTAAATCGCCGCCAGTGGGATTCCTAACCAAAGTTATATAAGGGTCGTCACTGTGGGTAATGCCTTCAAAACTACCTAAAGCGATAGCCTCAACAACAAAGTCTTTCTCGCCTGTGTTCTTGTAATAGATTAGCGTAGCGTCGCCTGTAATAGAGATTAGCCCTGTATTTATATTGTATGCGTTACCCTCTTCGGCAGCATGTAAAGACTCGTCCTCTGTTACTGCATGAGTTCTTAGTCTGTTCTGGTCATCAACCTGCGCGCTAAGCCCTGAGCCTTTACCGTCATTTATAAAAGTTCCCATTAGTATTTATTTCCTTTATGGTCATCTAGTTCGTTTATGATTCTGACATGATTCAATAAGGCCTCAACCTTTTCATTCAAGTTGTCAAGCTGCTCAACCATAATCTCAAACTGCTTAGTTAAGTATGTGTTGATCTGTACACCATCAGACAGCTTCAGAGAGTCAACAACCCTAACACCAACCTTACCCTCATCGCTCAAAGCAAAGCGGTCATACTCTAAATCATTGCGATTACTTGGTAGCTCTGTATATTTTTGATCGCTCATTTTACACCTAAAACTATTTTTGCTGACATTACCCAATGGGCTAACCTAAACATCTCAGGACTATCACCTCTGACATAGCTTGGGGGCTCACCCTCTTCCAGAAGTAGCCCCACCGCTGCATCAAAGTCACCCGTATATTTGGCCAACACGCTTGCTATCAAGTAATCTCTGCCATCATTATACCTCTTAAGCAGAGAAAGTTCACCCTTAGTTATGTAGCCAGTGCTCAAACCATCAACATAAATCATTAAAGTTTGAATATGCCTTACATAATCACGGCTGTTGCTCACATATGGGTATCTCGGGCCAAGATTCCAACCAACTCGCCTGCCAATAACAGCCATCACATTAGGCTTTAAAACTGCAGCACCTGGGTCACCTGGGCCCATGCGGTAGTTATTGCGCTTTACCCAATTAAACCAACGCTTAATATCATGTGTACTAGCGGCAAGTACAATGCCCAAAGCCATATCATTAGAGAAACTTGACCTACTAGAAGCAGTAGAAAAGCAATCTTTACCAGGGCGCCTAAACCACTGCCCTGACTCTGCTTGTGACTCGGTAATATCAACATCATTGCCCCCATGCTTAGAAATGGATGCCCATAAAACAGCATCGCAATCTGACCTGCTGGGCCAACGGTTGCCTAGCTTGGCAAGGTTTTCATCATACCTAGCCTGCAATAACTGCAATTTGCTTGCTTGTGGACTCTTAGGTTTAATTATATCAAAATGACCACATCCAACCAAACTAGCCATAATCAGCACCCAAATAACCGTGGTTAGCCACACACCCATAGCCATTCTCAAGTAGTAAACCATTGTTTAAACTTTCTTTGTATTGTTCTAGCCCCCAGCCTCAACTGCCTGGCTGTAGCTGTTTTATTGTAGTTGTTTTGCCTATAAACAATCTCAATAACTTGTCTCTCAATCTCATGAAAAGGCCTGGTTAAATCAATACAGCCCTGCCTTAGCCGCTCGTTTTCAGCTCGCAAGTCCTCAAGCTCTTCTCTTAAATCTTGCTCATTCAAGTATCTCTGCCCCAAGCAGCAAAGTGATTCAGTAAGCTCCCCACCAGAAAGCCAAAGATAGCAGCTCTGTAGCTCTCGTTAGAACCGCCCAGATAGTCCTGCAGCGTCGCGCTAATCGTGGCATCGGTGTCATTAACAAACAGCCAGAAATCAACCAACAAAGCCCCTAAAAGCCCAAAAACCATAAAGGCCATTAACCACCAAAGTACCTTTTTAACGTGTGGCCTCATGTTTCCATCTCCTATAAGCCTCAGCTGCACTAAGGCGATTGTTAAGCGCTGTAGTTCTTTGATTCAGCTGCTCTATACGCTCTTCAAGCGCTGCAACCTTGCTACTGCTATTCTGAGAAACAAGCAGCTCGAGCTCATAAACCTTGTCTAAAAGCTCAACATTCCTGGCCTGCATACTCGCAATAATCAATTTCTGCTCTTCAACCTTTTCTTGTAGCTTGTGGTTGACCTCTTGCAACACACCAGCAATACCACCCTCAATCATTCAACCACCTCTGCATCTATCGACTCATCCTTAGCGCCAAGCATTACACCAGAGCCCTCTAAGTTTTCTACAATCATCGGTTTTGGTAGCTTGATTTCAACCTCTTCTTTGACCTTGCCAATAGTGCGGTCAAGCATAAACCCAATTTTTGAAATATCACCGCTTTTAACTGAGTCAAGAGCTACCCGGGCAACCGCTAGCTGCAGCACCGTTCTGCTCTTATCCTTAACAATTTGCTCGAGTTCTGTTTGGCTCTTGTGCATCAGCTCAAGAAATAGCTGCTTTGCCTGCTCTCGGGTAAGCTTTGCTACCTGTTTGATGTGTTTGGGGCTGTGAGGCCTCCCAGGGCCACCAGGGTTGCCTTTTTTAAACTGTGTTTTCTCTCTGCCCACCGATTAATCACCGTTTGATTATTCTATTTTTTATACAAGCTCTAAACTTTGTATAACCTATTTAAACAGCCAGGGGAAAGTTTTTTTTCTCCAAATATAGAGAGATTCACGCCTGGCAGCGCGCCTCTTATCCCTAAGGGCAAGTTTCTCAGCTCTTAGCCGAGCTTTCTGCTCTCGCTCTTCCATTTCGTTAATGTGCTCGTTATTTTCTTCTAATATCTCTATTCGCTCGCGTTCATTGCGATACTTCTCAACCTTTGGCTGGTTGTAAGCTTTGAAAACGCTAGTTAATGCACCTAGCAGTGCTACTGTTATGGTAAGTATTATGATTATTGTAGTCATTTGATAACAAAGCCCTTTTCATAATTGACTTGACAAGGGTATCAATACCAAACTACATTAAATAGAGCCCGGTAGGGCGATAAGATATAACCACTTAGTCAATCAACTAAACAAATCAATCGTCTAAATAATTATAGCACACACCGGGCTCGAAAAAATGTTTTCACCATTTTTTCTTTTTTTCTGTTTTTTCTTTTTTAAGCAAATAATTCCTTTATCAACACAACGTCAGTTGTGTTTTGCGTCTTTAGACGCAAGTTATCCAAATAGAACTTCCGGGCAATTCAAATTATCTCTCGTGTACAAGCTCCAAGCTGATTCAATGATAGGCCTTGGGTACAAATTACGCTTTGTGCCTTGTTGGTCTATATCTTTAAGTAGGGGTATCATTCGGCTGTGTGCCAATCCTGTGGCAATCTTTCCAACCTCCCCAGTCATGTGTCTGCCTAAGCTCAATCCTACATCTTTAGCCCAACTGTTTACTGTTAGTAATTTCTCTTGCATGGTTTTTTCCTTTTCTGTTTTTGAGGCTAGAAATTAATCACTAGCAGGCTGCTTATAGGGTAAGCACCAAATAGTTGTCAACAGGTTTATAATCCATCGAAGCCTTGGGGCAGGCTGTTTTCAGGATATCTGTATAGATATCAGGCTTTTAAGTGGTGATAAATTTGTTGATATTTTCTACATTTTAGCATAAAACTTTCACAAGTTGATTTTATTCACCTTATTCCTTTGTTTTTGGCCCTGGGCACTCGCCTGGGGCTTTTTTTATCGCGTAAATCACCAAAAAGACTACCGATATAACTGCAAACATGGGTCACCTCGCTTGTTTTTACCCTTATCGGGTCTTTGGCGGGTAACTTTAGTTGATCTCAAAGCACCAAAACATCCGGCCACATAAACTGATATAATATTGTTATGCTAAATATACTTATTATTGGGGATACTCACTTCCCCTATCACTGTAAAAAGTCTTTTCGCGGTTTTTTCAGAGCAATCAAAAAACTGCCAGAATTTACCCATATAGTGCAGGTAGGTGACCTTTATGATTTTTACAACTTATCTCGCTACCCTCGCAGTCTTAATATCGATAAGCCAGCTGAGGAAATCCGAAAGGCCCGAGTGTGTGCTCAAGAAATGTGGGATAAGCTGCAGGACTTGTACCCTAAAGCAAAATGCTACCAACTCATTGGCAACCATGACGAAAGATTAAAAAAGCAGGTAATGGCTAAGCTGCCCGAGTTGTACGAGACAATCGATATGGCTCACCTTTGGGAGTTTGACGGCGTAGCAACACAGAGCTCGCAAGCAGATGAGCTTATTTTAAAAGATATCGTTTTTATTCATGGGCACTATTCAAGGCCTGGTACTCACATGAATTACAACATGAAAAACACAGCGTTTGGGCACACCCATAAAGGCTCATGTGTTTTTAGGCGCATCAAAGACTCAGTTATTTGGGAGATAAACGCTGCAACAATGGCAGACCTTTCGAGCGTACCACTGAGCTACACCGCACAAAGAAAGTTTTCAAACTTCATGAATGGATTCGCTATCGTCGATGAATTTGGGCCGAGATTCATTTCACTTGTAGAGGGTAAAACATGGATGACTTAACACTGCCAACATCTGTTAACACTCTCGGTACATGGGTTAAAGTTAAATACCAAAAAGAAATACCATCGCATGACGGCGAGTATTTGCATGGTCTTTTTATACCTGATGAAAACAAAATAATAATCCGAATAGAAAGGCCAGAACAAATGTACATGACGCTGGTGCATGAGATTTGTCACGCTTTTTTTTATTATTCGGGGTTAGGACAAACAATCAATGAAAAGCAAGAAGAAAGTATCTGCTGCCTGTTTGAAAACCTTACAAAAATATTCGTTATTAATCGCGCGGCCAGATATACCAGATTCAAGAAAAGACTACCCAGCACACGAGCCAAGCACAAACGAGATACACTATAAATACTCAGATGAGAATGGTGTAGGGCTGCTGTGCAAAACTGGGTATTACCCTAATCACATAATAACACGAGATATTTCAAAACTTACTTGTAAGTATTGCATGACTGTCATATTGCTTGAGGCCCATGAAGAAAATCAAGAGGTGTGGCTGCATTGAAGTATTACAGTGAGTTGATAGATGAATTTGTTTGGATCGGTGAGAAACATGAGAGCCTGGTGTGCTACAGCAAAACAGAGATTGAGCACATCAAAACATTGCGGCGATGCTGTAAAAGTGATACTAAGTTTTCTGAAAACTTCAAGACGCTCCACGCTTTTAAAAAAGCACTCGGTGGCGTCATCACTGACTGGGAGATACCATGGGTGCAAGGGGCCCCGAGCCAAAGCCAAAATCAAAACTCGGAAAACGAAAGTGCATTTTTTTGGATGCAAGCACAGCAAGACTATTTAAAAGCCACTGCAGAAAAAATAAAGTCACTAACGCAAGCCAAGAAATCTGCCAAGCGATACGAGAATATATTAAAACACCTTGATACCCACAAATACCGATGACTGGCAGAGAATCTAGGCTATGGGGCTTAGAGGATGGTTGCGGTATCGCAATTGTTAAATGGCGTAGAACAAGAAAAAAGAACCTCAAAGTTTTTGACGGTATACGCCTATTTGATAATGAGCCCTTTGTTATGGTCAGTCACAGCAGTGTATGTAATTTCATCTTAAGCCTGCAAAAAATTAATAATGTGGTGGTGATTTTAGGTAGACCTATGAGAAAAAAAAGGTATAAAGAACATCCTAACATTGAAGTTATGCAAGTAATCCCAGTTGGACTTTCGTACCAACTGAAATAACGCCATCCGATCCCTTTCCGCACACAAACACTTTCCTGGTTGTACATACCACAATGCGGCTATCATTCTTGATGATAGCTGCCCTCTCTAAACAATCCTGCAAACTTTTAACCAAGTTATCGTGGTCTGGCTTACGCGCTGGGTAATCCATTTTGGAAGAGCTTGGGCGCTTTAAATAAAAAGTGTAATCAGCCCAAATGTAACCGTCTAAAGTATCTATTTTATGCTTTTCTAAAAACTCGGTCACTTGGCGTTGATAGTCACGGCAAGAATCAGTTAGTACAATTCTTTTACCATAACGCCGATGAGCTTTAGGCACTGGTAAAATTGGTATAAAGATTTCAAAACTAGGTACCTTGTCCATAATAACCCTCTAGCTTATTCCAAAGGTATAAAATACCATGCTGCTCAACCATTTCAAAAAGATCTTTTACCGTATATGGGCCCCTCATTTCAACGTACACCATGTCGCGGCTCTTGAAGTTACCACCCCAAACTAAACCTTTACTAAGCACAATTGCACCAAGCTTATTCCAGTCAATGTCATAAGGCCCTTGGATGCCTGGGGCCGGGCTAATGTCACCAACAAAGTCACAACTAAGGCCCAGAAAGTGTGTGCTGGCAAGGGTGTTGGTCACAACTCTTCCCTTTCTGGTTCTACCCAGCTCGTAAAGCCACTGCTGCCGCTCAGGTAGCCGATATGTCTCGTGTATCAATATACGGTGTCCAGTTTGTTCATTAAACTCTTTTTGAACGTCTTTTAGTTTCTCCAAGAATCTTGGATATAAGAGATTTTCAGATTTTATCATTTTTACCATTGACCACCTCAAGTAATATCTAGTAATACTAGGTTCCTCACAACCATGGAGAGTCATGTGAAAATTGAAAGTAAGACATTGGAAGAGCTTGAGCAGATTCATGAGTATGGGCCCGTTGAAGGTGTGTTTAAGGTTAATGATGATGACTACCACGCTTTTAAAGCAGGTGTAAACTCAACATCTATCAAGGCTGCAGCAATATCTTTAGCTCATTATAATGCAGTAGCGCACCCGGACGAAAGTATGCCACTAACATGGCGGCCAGACTATTTTGCATTTGGGTCAGCATTTCACGCCTACATGCTTGATAAAGATGAGTTTAATAAGAGTTTTATCGCTAAGCCCAAACTTGATTTAAGAACTAAAGAAGGCAGAGCCTGGAAGCTCGAAAACAAAGATAAACACATACTTGATGAGCTCGATATGTATAAGATTGAGCAAATGGCTAAAAATATTTATGAGTCCGATTATTGGCAAGATTACACAGCAGGTGAGCACTACACAGAGGTTGCTATGTTTTGGGTGTGCCCTACATCCAACATGCAATGTAAAAGCAAAGTTGATTTGCTCAGCCTCGAGCATGGGATTTTAGACCTTAAAACAACGGCTAAACCGATAACCAGTAAGGATATATTTTATGGGTATAAAAACTTTCGCTATGATTTGCAAGAGGCGCATTATGTGGCAGGTGTTAGGGCTTGTGTCCCTTATATGTCCGAAGCTTTCGCGCTGGGCTGGTGTGAGAAAAGCCCACCTTTTACTACAAGACTCACTGTACTTGATGAGAGCACTCGAAGAAACACAGAGGCAGAATATAAAGCACTAATGCTTGCGATTGATTACGCAAATAGAAACAACCAGTACCCAGGTCTTGGTAATGATGGAATTTTGGAGGTGAGATTATGAAAAGAAACTTGTTACAGAGAATACATGCAGTCATGGCTGATGTGCACTATGTGCAAAAAGACACTAGCGTTAGCATGGGCAAGGGCAGCTATAAAGCTGTTAGTCATGATGCAGTGACTGCGAAAGTGCGGGATGCCATGGTTAAGCATGGTGTTGTTTGCTTTATTGAGCACATTCAGGTTGAGGATGATGAGCTAGAATTTGAAAACAAATTCGGCAAACGGCGAGAAACCAGGACAAAAATAAAAGGTGCCGTCAAGTTCTGCAACATCGATGACCCAATGGATGTCTTGACTGTTGAGGCTATCGGCTACGGTCTTGACTCAGGCGATAAATCACCAGGTAAAGCCATTAGCTATATGTTTAAGTATGCCTTGCTTAAAACTTTTATGCTTGAAACTGGTGAGGATTCAGATAAAGAAGCAAGTAAACCACGTACAACCGCACCCCAGAAAGTGGCTCAAAGAAAGCCAGAGGTTAACAAAGTATGGAGTGTGCAAGAGAAGAAAAGAATGTTTGAGCAGCTAAAAGGTATCAACACAGAGGCTGCCGAAAGAATCAAAAAAATCAAAGGGCTATGGGATGACCCAACCTGGGATCAAGTAAATGAAATTATAGAAAGGACTATACAATGAACGATCAAACTCTAATAAAAATCGACTTTAACAAACCAACAACAGCCAAGCAGGGCAAAACTACCCTATTAACGCAACAAGGTGACCTATACATTTGGAAGTGGAATAAAGGCACAATTGTGACCGATGTTTATGGTAGAAATCCCATTACTCATAAAAAAATAGTGCGCAATGTGTATACTCAAAGACGTAGTAGTGGAACCCCAAGGGTAGAAATTATTCTTAAAAATATTGATAAAGAGGTGTTTGTTAAGTCACCATTTGAGCCATATGTTAAAAAGGTTGTACTTATGGGCCGTAATAAGTGTGGCACCATGCGAGTTTATGACCCGATAAAAAGAAAATCTATTAATTACATCTCTAGTAACATAATGATTAACAAGCAAGAAGTGATAGAATACGCTACTGGCGTCACTCAAGCAGTCAGTGAAATAGTGAGAGGTTAGACATGAATAAATTTATTATTACAGGCAGGATTTCAAAAAAACCAGAGCTTTTATCAGGCGAAAACTACAACAAGGTGCACCTAAATGTAGCAAGTGATAAGACGGTTAAAAATGGCGATAACTACGAGAAATCTACGGCATGGAATAGCGTTACCGTTTTTGGCAAGGCTGCAGAAAACTGTGCTAAGTATCTCGAGAAAGGTCAGCATGTTATTTGTGAGGGTACTATTGAAAATGTTAAAAAAGATGACTCTTATGTTACCTATCTTACGGCCAGCAAAGTTGAGTTTGGAGCAAAGGCTGCTAGCTCAAACAATCAAGAGCCCAAAGAAGATCCAAACAACATACCTTTCTAAATAGAAAAGAGGGGCCTAGCCCCTCATCTCTTATTTTCTTCTCTGCCTTTTATGTACCCAGCAATAGTGTGAATTTCATCACGCATACCGTTAATTGCATCCCACATCCTACGCCTACTGACTATATCGCTTTGTATCAGCTCAGTATTTGATTGTATCTGCATGTAAGATACACCCATACTAAAGCTTAGTGCCAACAGCCAAGCAATAACGCCCAATTCTTTGGCGCTCTTGTTGTCGAGCATCTGGGATTATCCGAGAAAAAACTTTAATATTTTAACAGCTACATCATCAATGGGTGACTCGGATTTTGCTGCTTCAGTTTCAGCCCATTCTAGCAGCTCGACGATGTAACCCTTTTCTTTGATGAATTTCAAAACTTCTAGGAAAATACCAATTAAATAGTCCATAAATACCTCCTGATTGTGTGCATATGATTATTATATCATAAACCTCTGTCAGCTAGTATGTGGTCATCATTAATTGTAGGCTTACGCTTTGAATCAATTACAACCGGGCCAGATGGTGTCATCATAACCCGCTTGTTTTCATTACTTGATGCATCGTAGCTTGGCTTTTGGCCAAGTTTTTTCCACATCATCAAACACCCCACGAGTGAGGCTAATGAGGTGACAGTCGATAAACCTACCATTGCGATAATAAAATTCATCTCTAGTGCCCTCGTGAGTCATACCAAGTGACATAAACATATCAAATGCTGGGTTACCCTCGTAAGTTTCGCCCCAGATAGTATTTAAACCAAGGTTATAAAACCCATGCTTTAATAGTGTTTTTAACGCCTTTTTGCCGTACCCTTTGCGGTGGTATTTCGGGATTATATATAGGCTAAACTCAGCCCTACGGTTAACGTGATCAATATCAGTTAAACCGCACACACCAACAAGCTCGTGCTGGTCAAGAACCTCGTACATGCGCACTTTGCTTGTATCAGCTGTGACATACTGCAGCCAGCTAACGTGCTCACCTATTTGGATTACATCGTTTTGCCTGCACCACTTCCAGATATTATAGTCATTTCTAGCATGGTAGTAGACGGCTGCATTTTCATCTCTTAAGGGGCCGAGTCCAACCCCATACTCAAAATCAATCATCTTTTAACAATCCAAGTTTCTCAAGTAGCTCAACCACCTGAAAGCAGCTCATTCTCACATCAGGGGCAAAACCATAGCGCTCAACCCAAATGTCACGAGCCTCATTGATTGCCTTGCTAACCTCAGCCTCTTTTTGTTTCATCTCTTCTATTTTCATTCTCTGCCTTTCTAAAAAAGTTGATACATCTGCACAGTCAAAACTGACTGGTACAAGGTTGTCAATAACTTCAGTCTCATCAGCCCAGGCACCGCCGTTGTGTGTTTTCAATTTCTCACCTTTGCCGCAAATGGCGATTCTGGCAAGTCAAACTCAAGCTTAGCACCGCCTGCTCTAATCTTACTTTTAACACCGTCTATTATATTTAAAACGTCATCCATAACATCAATCAAGGGAAAATTAAAAAACCATGTGGCAGGGTGAAATAACACCTTGGCCTTAGCCATTTCTTGGCAAAATAATGCCCTCTCTTCTGGGGTGCCAACAAACTTACCACGAGTGCCATAACCCTCTATCTGAATGCCACCCATTTCATTAAATTCACTGATAAACTTTTTACCCATTTCAATAAGGTAATCAATGTTATAGTCATTGTCTTTTTGCATCATGCTCATGGCTGTATAACCAGCTATCAAAGGCCAAGTTTCGCCAGCATAAGTGCTGCTAACAAAAACTTCTTTATCATCTAAAACATCATTCCTGCCAGCCACACAAGCTAAGCTTAAGCCACCACCTATAGCCTTACCCAAGCATATAAGGTCTGGTTTTACCCCATAATGGTTAGAAACACTGTAACCCTCATACCTTAACCCAGTAATGACCTCATCAAATATTAGCAGAGCACCCGAATCATCACACTGCTGCCTGAGTGACCTAAGCCAATCAATGCGCTCTCTCGAGTCATCTGTTATTACTGGCTCAACTATTACTGCTGCAGCATTATCAAGGTCAGCTTCTTTGTATATCCAACTACGTTCTGGCACACCCTTAGCAGGTGGTGTCATGCTAACAAAGTCATCACCCCAACCATGATAGCCCTCAGATACAACAATATCCCTACCAGTAAATGCTCTAGCAAACTTAACAGCAGCATTACAAGCATCGCTGCCAGTCTTGAGCCATTTAACCCTATCAACAAATGGAAACATCTCTTTTAACTTCTCAGCAGCCATGACCTCATGCACAGTAGGCAAGCTGTGATTAGCCCCATTGTAAACATGACGCATAACAGCCTGAGTTATTTTCTCGTTTCCATAACCAAATAAATTAGATCCAAGGCCACAAATGAAATCAACATACTTTAAGTCATAAACATCATATAAATGGCAACCGTGGCCAGCTTTTATGTGTGTTGGATATACACCCCTGATATATGATTCAGGCCATTTGCTATTTGTTAAACCGCCTTGAGATATGCTTTTATTTGATCGATCCAACCAGGTTACCATGTGAAAATCACCTCGCAGTTATTTTTCAACCAATCAATCTTTGATTGCATGTAATCCATGTACATGCAGGCAAAGTCATAATCTGCTTTCTCATCAATAGAAAGCTTCAAGTGCTGATTATCAACATTGCCATAACAGCCACCCTTTTTGCACCAGTCTGGGGTCATTTCATGCAGCAAGCTTGTTACATGCTCTCGGTGAGTAGCCTGGCCAGCATTGGCGTCTAACCACTCTAACATCCTATAGCTCACAACCTCACAATCAAAGCCATCTGGGTAAGTCTTAGCCTTAGGAAAAACATTGGTTGTATAATCAAGTCCGTGATTAGCAGCTGCAAAGATATGTTTACTTATCAAACCTGGTGGTATTAGAGGGCAGTCGCTTGTGATTCTGACAATATAATCAGCCTTGCAGGCCTTAGCAGCTCTGAAGTACCTGGTTAAAACATCATGCTCTGGGCCAGTGTAAACACCAACATTATGGTCAATCGCGTTAATGCTATCGCCGTGAGGTGTTAGAAGAGCAACAGCTACCTCAATATTATTGCTTCTGTCGTTTACGTATGCCGCGCTCCTTTGGCAAGCTCCCACCACTTTCTGCAGGACTGTCTTTTTGCCCGGTAGCATCATCAGTATCTTTTTTGGCAGCCTTTGGCTTGTTGACCTTGCTTGTATGCCTATAAGTACCCTCTTCAAAATATCCCTCTCTGACCCGCTTATGGGCCTCTTTTATGTATTCTAAATCAGAGCCCGGTGACTCAATCCAATCTTTGATCATATCAACATAAGCCTGGTTAACATCATTAAGCTCGAGCTTTTTACCGTTAATGCAACAGTCCCAAGTTAGTGACTCATTGCTGATGTAAGCCCTTTCTTGCCCAGCAAGGCCTACGATGTTAATGCAATCCCACTCAATCCCATCACCACCGCTGTTATAAAAATTGTAGTAAGTAGCGCCACCCTTGCCACTTAGGTTTTTATATTGATTGATCATTGTGATGTTTATGTTGTTATTAACTAAATAATCGATGTCATCAGCGCTCTTGCTTATTGGCTTTTCACACAACACTGGCAGGTTGAGAGTTCTGTAGCGTTTAATGATATCCATATGCGTATACGTTGGCGTGGCTATTATCACACTGTGGTATGCAATAGCATGTAAGCCAGATATAAACTCACCCATTTGCCTATCGTAGTGTGCACCCATGTTTTCAATACCAATCCAAGGATAATTTAATTTATCGAGTATGGTGGTGTATCGCTTGCCCATATTACCAAGATATCCAATAACTATTATTGGTGGCTTACTCATTTAATCCCTTTCTAACCAAGTCAATCAGCTCTTGTTTTTTATATTGTGGGCAGTCATAAGACGATTGCCCATTAAGTTTCTCATGCAGTTTCTCGCCACCACGATTACCAACCTCAACCAACTTAACTTTTTTAGGCTCGATACCAAGCACAATAGCGGTAGCTAGCCCAAGGTCTAAAACCTTAGCGCCTCGCATTGGGGGCACATGGTAGCCACTCTTTTCATGGTTGGCCCACATAAAATTTGCAACATCATCAATACTTACCCAGAAACGAGTCATATTAAAATCAGTTATGTATAGTGTGTTTTCTTCTTTTAGAGTTTTAGCAAACTTGTGTAACACACTGCCACGAGAGCCAACAACATTGCCCCAGTTGAAAATGCTAACAGGGAAAATTCTGTTTCTGCTTAACAAGTAATCCTCAGCCAAACTTTTAGCTTTTCCATAAGCATTAACTGGCTCAACTGCCTTATCGGTACTTGACTGAGTATAGCTACTAGCTCCATGTGTGTGTGCCCATGAATAAGTGTTAATAACACCGTGATAATTAACATTAACGCAATACTCATGATGTTTTTGACCTAATTCTACGTGCTTCATAGCTGCTAGATTGAAAACTGGCCCAGGATTTTTGATATAGGGTAAGCTTGATGTGTTTGTTATGTCACCCAGGTGAAACTCACACTTAGGGTACATTTTTTTCATCTCTGCTTGCTTGATTTCATCTCTGCTGACTATATGTATAGTTTGATACTTGTTGTAAACCTCTTTAACTAAAGCCTTACCAAGTGTGCCAGTACCGCCAAAAATAATCATCTTTGCACCTTTGGTGACCATTGAAAAATAGAGTCCCTATCAACAACATTGGCAACAACAACAGCGCCACCAGACATTAGCTCAGCGAGTAGCTCAGTGGCATTAGTATCAAGCTGCTTGTCTTTGTGGCTATTTTTAAGGTGTTTTATCTTTTTATAGCTTAAGTATAAAAAAACCCCAGTAATTAAATTACTGAGGAATAAACATCCAATGGTAATGTATTCTATCATAATTTGCCTCAACTAAAACTTAACTATATAAATCTTAGCTAGAGGCAAGCTATATGTCAATCATCTATTCTGTTCATTTCCTCAGTTCCTTCAGAGGTTAATATGCCCACGTAGGCTTACTTGCTAGTGCTATATCAAATGACCATTGATATTGATCACCACTACCGGCTGCCGCATGATAGAGTGTGAAAGTGTTTGACGAGGCTGTTATATAAGCAACCTGCATAGTACCAGCAACGTCGCTAACACTAGCCGATATTGCTTGGCTCTCGGCAATGCTAGTAATACCTGCTACCGTAGCAGAACCATAAGTCCTATTTGTCGCGCTACCTGTGCCGCCAATATTTCCCTTCAAGCGCCATGTCCCATCTTGCATTTGATATGGTATTAAAGAACTATAGTCGTATGATATTGATCCAGCACTCGATGAAAATGTTATTGTGGCAGCATTACCTCCATTATAAGTTGTTCCGTCACCGACATAAACTTTCATCCCTAAGCTAGTAGCAGCAGCATCACTCAAAGCAGTAGGATTCGGTAACAAGCCTGCGTTAGTGCCATCGTATTGACTAAACCCGACCAAGCTGTTCTGGTTGACGTTGGCCCATTCTGCGATTGGTATCATGCAGGAAAATGAAAGAAAGTCCTGCGCGGCAGGAACCATAGGAAACGTCGCGCTAATGTAGCCTAAATTGTCTTCAGAACAATTGAATTTTAATGTTGTTGTTGTTTCGGCTTGAACCATAACCTGAGTATTTGCGCCAGAACTACTGTAATCAACATAAGTACCAGACCCTAAAACACTGGCGTCGAATTCATTGCCAACGCTTACATAATTCGTATCTATATTATAGCCATCGGGAACGGTGATTGAAAACTCACCGGTTCCGACCGTTGGTGATGTTCCCCAGATAACCCTGCCTTGCAACATCATCATGTTACCAATTCGCAACCAATGGCCTGAATCAACGGAACCAGTACCTAAGTTCGTACCACTTGCCGAATAACCCAACGTAACCGACTTTGACATTGTCATGTTGTCTTCTTGAAGGACGTTGAAAGTTCCTGCATTCGCCCATTCAACTATTGGCACCGTATATCGAAACTGGTATTTATCTTGAGCCTGTGCATCTGTATAATCCATAGCTACGGGGATAATTTGCGTGCCGTCGTCTCTGAAATTGTGTAAATGTACCGATGTAGTTGATTCATAATATACCTC